TTCCAGATAACGTTGTTGGTGAGGACAATGATAGAGTCCTCATTGGAAACAGAGGGAACGTGAGTGGTGCGGTTGGGCTGGGCCGTAACGGACTCAAAGCTTTTCTCGCTGTCGTCGGTATCGCTGAGTTGATCGATGCGGTTAACTCGTGGAAGGTCGAGGAGTTCCCTGCAAAGGTCTTCGTGGCGGTCATAGCGGTTCTCGTGTACGGTGGATTCAAAGAGATCGTCGCTGGGTTCCTCAGCCGGTTTGTCATCCTCGCCAGGTAAAAAGGCGTAAGGAAGAGAATAGCGGTTAAGGAATTTTTCGTATTCCGCAGGGTTGAACTGGAGTCGGGCCAATAGAGAGCGAACGAACTCGCGTGATTGTGTTCTTTCGGCTAAGACAACGCTTTGGAACTGGTCGAGTGGCAACTTAAAACAGAAGCCGCGGATGTGGCCAACGACTTGTTTATCTTTGGTATGCCAATGGGAAATGTTGATACCTGCCTCGCGGAGACAAATGCAGGGGCCGAGATCAGTAAGTTTCTTGCTAGGAGGCGGAGTGCGGACAACTTTAGTAAGAGTCCAAATACCTTGAACGGCGAGAGTTGCGGCAACGGCGGTTGAAAGGAATCCAGTGAGACATAATGAACCCACGAGAAATTTGCCGGCGGTGGAGAGATCTCCTGCGTCGTTCCAAATACAAGGTGCGGCGCTGACGGGGGCTTCTTCTGCGAGAAACGGCTTGTGTGGATTGAGCTCATGAACAGGAATGACGTTTTTCCAAGCGTTGTCTTTCTTGATGGGTGAGGAGGAAACGAAGATAGAAGTGATTTTCTTAATCAGCTTATAAACCGCGAATCCAGAAAGGCCCACAAGAGCAAGAACAAAGATAGCTGAGAGAGCTTTGTGGCTCATGATCCAGTCTTTTGCCTTGGTGAAGTAGGCTTTGGTGGTAGTGTTGATCCAATTGAGAGCTCTTTGGAAGCGGTGGTCGATTTTGTCGATGATGGCGCGCGCTCCTTTCTTGAATTCGGAGAACATAGCTAGGCCGACCTTTTTGTTGGTAGAAACGGTATAGGACCAGAAGACGTCTTTTTCAGTAGCGTAGAAGGAGGCTATCCAGTTTTGCTGGAATGTCTCAGGTGATGCTACGAAGGCTGATGCCTGTGAACTTAGTTCAGTGGTGCCCTCCTTGAGAGTGAAATAGTATCGAGGAGGGGAAACGTCTTTGTCAACATGAAATTTGAAGTAAGGTTTCAAGTGATCGGGAGAAATGCTGTTGTAATCGTAGTTGCGAGAGCCGTATGTTTGCAATGCGGACCAAGCATCATGCGGCGTTACTGCCAAACCTGCTCTAACTTTTCCCATAACGACACGGAGGTCGCTGGGTTTGAGGTCAGGGTCCTCTTGAGCTATCCGATGGAGCGTGGAAAGCTGGCTGTGAGTGAAGACTGCCTTGCTGGCGCTGATGCTGAAGGCACGAGTGATGGTGTCAATGCAAGGCTTGACTTGGGTGAACTTGTGCCAATGGAAAAGGGGGTTTTCCAAGTCAAGAACAGTGTGATCGGGCCAAGGTTCTCCTCGCGAGGCCAGTTGAACGGCGCAACGACGGATAAAATCACAATCGAGTGAATCAAGATATTTGCTCGCCCAAGATGCTGGCCACTGAGTGTACTCTCCTTCGGAGAATAATGGTGGAATGGCGGTCCAGGCTTCGGCGATTTGTCCAATTGAAAAAGGAAAACTGTCGGTCGTGAGAGTTTCGGTCCAGGCTCTGTGGGTTTCCTCAATGGTGTCTCGAAATGGCATGAGGTTGACGATTTCGTAATTGGTGTCGCTGCCGTTTGATAGAGAGGCAGAGAAAGTGAACGTCGTTGGAACTAAAGGAGCTGCGTACTCCTCGGTGGCAAGGAAGTAACAGTAGTAGATCCAATCCTGGGTGATAGCTGATGATTGCTCCACCGAACGTTCATACCATTTTGCGAGTATGTTTCGTCTTGAGAAAGGATTGAGCGCGAGAGCTGTGATCTTATCGCATTTGG